GTCTAATACCGCACAATCGGCGGGGTCGGGCGGTTCGGGCGGTTGCACAATTTGGTATGTTGATTAAAATAAATAGGGGGTTTTTGTGGAGCAAATTTGGGCTTTAATTGCAAATAGTGAAGTGAAAAATACAATTGTCTGCGACGCGGGTTTTGCCGCGAGCATTTTACCCGAGTGGGACTTTGTAGTTCGTATTGACGAACTAGACCCGCGACCGGGCATTGGTTGGTCATACGACGGCGAAACGTTTCTTGCACCCGAATAGTTTTTATTTTTAGTTTTAAACGACCGATAAATTTTAACAAATAAAAGGGGTACAAAATGGAATGGCTTCAAATGATTGTGATTGATTTACTTGCTTCAAACCCAAACTTTGCGGTTCTAATAACCGTCATGGCAATTGCGCGAGCAATCTTTAAACCCGCGTGCGCCGTGATTCAAAGCTATGTCGACGCGACACCAGACAAAGCCGACAATGAAAAGTGGACGGCAATCCAAGCAAATAAATATTTCAAAGCCTTGGCCTACGCGCTTGATTGGTTTTTGTCGATCAAACTTCCTAAATAATTTTAAAAGTTAGGGGTCTAAAATGACGTTTGACCAAGCGGTGAAAATCGTACTTGTACACGAAGGCGGCTATTCGCTCGACCCAAAAGACCCGGGCGGCGAGACCCGTTTTGGTATTTCAAAACGGGCTTACCCTATGCTTGACATTAAAAACCTAACAATGGAAGCGGCCATTGACATTTATAAATCCGACTATTGGGATTCACTTGCGATTGACCAAATGCCGCCCGACATTCGACTAATGGTGTTTGATTGCGCCGTAAACCAGGGTAGGACGCGCGCCGTTCGAATACTCCAAGGCGCACTTGGGGTAAAGCAAGACGGCGTTCTAGGGGCAATGACGTTCTTAGCTTTTCAAGAAACACCAATTGGGGTTGTGCTGCGCAACATGGCGCTTATTCGTTTAAATCATTATTCGGCACTTTCGACATGGTCGAGGTTTGGTGCGGGGTGGGCAAAACGTTTATTGCAAATTGTTCTTGAATCAATTGAAATAGTTTAAACCATGCGGGGTAAAAAAAATGAGTGCGGGTGAATACAATCTTTATATCGAACAAGGTGCCGATTTTTACAACCTCTTTACTATTCAAGATTCGGCCGGTAACCGGGTTGATTTGACGGGGCATACTTTCACCGGCAAAATTAGGCGCACGGCTTCGGCGACTTCGGTTGACGCCGAGTTTGATTTTACGATTTTAGACCAAACGCAAGCGGCCACAAAAGGTCAAGTCGAAGTCGAACTTGCAGCGGCCGATTCAAGTGCCATAGTTCTTGATTCAAGTGCGGACGCGGTTAGGACGACAACCTTTTTTAGTTACGACATTGAGTCGGTCGTCGGCGGCATAGTCACCCGGTGGGTGCAAGGCACGGCCGAAATTAGCCCCGAGGTAACAAAACCGTGAGTAACACAATCACCATAAACCCGGCCGACGAAACGCAAGTCACCATTACAAACGGCGACGACGCAAACACCGTTACGGTTGAGCAAGGCATAAATTCAATTTTGTCGGGCGCCATTGCTTTATCGACCGTCGGTAACGCGCTTGTCGATTCGCCCACAATAAATTTTGTTTATGATTCGGGGCTTGGTACAATTACCGGCCACGTTTTAGGCGGGTCTTCAAGTGACCCCAATGCGTACCATGACAACGTTTCGGCCGAAATTTCGGCAACCACTTTGAAAGCGTCGCCCGTTGCGGCCGACGTTGTTTTAGCCGAGGATAGCGCAAACGGCTTTGCAAAAATACGCATACCCTTTTCAGCATTTGGTGGGGGCGGGTCTTCGTCACCACTTACCACCAAGGGCGACTTGTGGGGTTTTAGCACCGTTGACGCTCGCCTAGGTATCGGGGCAAATCCAAACGGCTATATTTTGTCAATTGATAGCGCCGAAGCTACGGGTTTAAAGTGGATTGCAGCACCAACAAGTGCCGTTTGGGGTTCGATTTCAGGTACACTTTCAAATCAAACTGATTTACAAACCGCACTTGATACCAAACTCGTAAAAGCAAATAATTTAAGTGATCTAGTTTCGGCAAGTACCGCGCGCACCAATCTTGGCCTCGGCACTCTTGCCACGCAAAACGGTACTTTTTCAGGTTCGTCAAGCGGCACTAATACCGGCGACCAAACAATTACTTTAAGTGGTGATATTTCAGGCACCGGCACGGGCGCGATAACCACCACTATTGGGGCACTTAAAGTTTTAAATTCAATGATTGCAAATGCAACAATTGATTTGACTGCAAAAGTGACGGGCATTTTGCCGAACGCAAACACAACGGGCGCGACCGCTGCAAATATAAATACCCTTGTTTTAAGGGATGCGGCCGGCAATTCAGGTTTCAATAACGTTGGTATTACCACAACCACAACGGCGTCGGCGGCGCAAACTATTGTCATGACCTACGCCTCAACCGGTAATCAAAGAATTACGGGCACAAGCACCGTATTATTTAATTTGCCCGACGCCACTTACATGACTATCGGTTCGCAATTTAGGTTCAATAATAATTCAACCGGCACCATTACCATTCGGGATTTTGGCACCAACACGATTGTGGCAATTGGCGGGGGCGGGGTTTCGACTTTAATTTGCACCGACAATTCAACGCAAAATGGTGCTTGGGATTTTCACAATTTACTTGCCAACGGGGCAACGTCCGCGAGCGCGGGCACCACGGTGCCGGGCACTTTTTCAAGTGCGGGTAATATTTCGGGTTTAAATTTATCGGGTACGAATACCGGCGACCAAACAATCACGTTGACCGGCGACGTAACCGGAAGCGGCACGGGAAGTTTTGCGACAACAATCACTGGGCTTGCGTATTCAAAACTTGCAGCACTTACCGCAAGTCGGGTTTTAGTTAGCGACGGGTCGGGCTTTGTTTCGGCTTCAAGTGTTACAAGTACCACCCTTGCGTTTTTAGACGCGACTTCAAGTATTCAAACACAATTAAATAATAAGCAAGGTCTTGATTCTACTTTGACCGCACTTGCCGCCTACAACACCAATGGGCTTTTGGTTCAAACGGCGGCCGACACTTTTGTTGGACGCACCCTAGTTTCAAGTTCGGGCGTGACGGTTACTAATGGTGACGGCGTTGCCGGCAATCCAAGTTTAAGCATTGCGGCCGGAGCTATTTCAAACGCTATGCTTGCCAATAGCGCGGTGGCAAATTTATCTGGCACAAACACCGGCGACCAAACAATTACGTTGACGGGTCACATTACGGGTTCGGGCACGGGTAGTTTTGCAACGTCACTAGGTTCATTCACTGGTGCGCAATTATTTACCGCTTTGTCGGCAAATAAAACAGGCACGGGCAACGCGGTTTTTGCAACCGCGCCGACAATGACAAACCCGACATTTGACCAATTTATTTTTAGTGGCAACGTAAGTGCGGCGGCTTGGACTACAAACGGCATTAGAATAAAAGATCAAGCGCAAACTTTTACCGACACTTCGTCAAGCGGTACGGTTGCGACAATGTACGTTGATTATTGGGGCACCGACACCGTTGCGGCGTCGAGCGTAACAACTTACACCGACGCCTTTCACGCCTATTTTAGAGAGCCGACGGCAGGTAGCAACGTCACCATGACAAAAAAGTGGGCGCTTGGTGCCGAATCGGCAAGATTTGGCACGACTAACAACGCGTCGTTTTTATCGACGGGCAAACAAACTTTTACCCCAACGGGGAGTGTTGGTGCTACTGACTCGGCCTTTATTGATTTGTCGGGTTCGGTAACGGTTGGCACGGCGGGCACCGTTACGCCGCCGGCGGTGACTACAACCATTCAATACACAAATTCAAACCCCGGTGCGGGTTCGTTATTCGGTTCGGGGTTTTTATTCTGGAATAAAACAAAGTATATTGACACTTGGGGTTCGACAAATAACGGTTCACTTTACACACTTGTCGCTCAACCCGAAGTACGGGCTACCGTTGCGGGTATGACAACGGCGGCGGGGCTTGATATTTTACTACAACCTTCGTACACCGTCACGGGTGCGGGTACAAACACCGTGACTTCGTACGTTGGCATTGAAGCGCAAGCGATTGTAAATACTGGCGTCACCATGACCCGGCGTTCGGGTTTTGTATTTCAAGACAATGGCGGCACCGCAACCATAACGAACCAAGTGGCATTTGTAACCGCAGGATTTACAAAAGCAACAAACTACGCGCATATTCAACTTGGTTCGGTTTCAAATTTAAGTGGTACTTGGGCAATAAATTCGCAAGTGGCGCAACCTTGTCAATGGAACGGCGGGCAACAATACGCGCAGCGCGCAAACATTACGGGCAGCATAACTACAAATTTAGCCGACCACGTTATTGTTGCAACGTCGGGCACGCCAACGGTGACTTTGCACGCATCAAACACCGCCATAAAATCACAACAATTGATTGTCATAAATGACAGTGGTAACACGTTGACTTTTGCGGTCGGCGGCGGCGACACTTTTGTGGGCACGACAACGGTTGCGACGGGTTCGCGGGCGGTAATACAATCCGATTCGCGAACGGGCGCGCATTGGCGTCGGGTAGTTTAAATAATAATAATAACGGGGGCGGTAAATGGGACTAGTGGAAGACTTAGCATTGATAGCCGAAAAGGTTGACGAACTAAAAGCGGCGAGCGACGAAATTACAATACACTTTTCATTTAATGAAATTTCATTGGGTTACGACTACCAAATACGGGCGTCAATACCAAATGCGCCGGCGGTTCAAGCGAGTTCACTCGACGCAACCGAAATTGTGGCGTTTCTAGACGGCATTTTAAATCAACTTTAAACGCGGCCGATTGACCTTTACAAACGGCTAAAATCCCTCTATGTTTTTACAAAACCAAGGGGGCATAAATGGCCGACATTACAAAAGCCGAAAAATTAAAATTTGAAGCAATTCTAAAACCGGAATTTATGGCCGCAATTAGTGAACTAGGCAGCATTGATTTACCGGCAAGAAATTCGTATTGGGTGGGTAAAGCAATCACCAAACTCGACGCCCACTTAAAAGCGTATGAAATTACCCGCACAAAAACTTTAAAAAAGTTTACCGAACTTGACGAAGCCGGTGAAATTAAAACCGACGAAAAAACAAAAGGGGTGATATTTAAAACCCCCGAAGACGAAAAGACATTTAAAAAAGAGCTTGAAGAGTTACGCAATGAAGAGATTGAAGTGTTAAAAATTGACGTTAAAGCCTTGGTGCCCGAAAAAGGTAACGAAGCAAAAGACGCGCAAAAAATAAAGCCTTGGATTTTTTCGGCACTTGATTGCTTACTTTACTAAAGCCCCATTTTAAAAATGGTTTGGCGCACTCGGCGCTTTAAATCAAATTCTTGGCAATACAAAAGCCCTTTAAATATTTTTACAAGGGCTTCGTATTTTTCTTGTAGCTCTTTTAATTTCTCTTCGTCGGTCACGGGCTTACCTCAAAAAGTAAATCAAAATTAAAACTAGAAATAAAGCGTAAACAATTTTCTCTTCAATAAGCATTTTTGTTAGCCCTTTATTTTCGGTAACGAGTATGAACCCAACCGCTTGATTTCAAAGGTAAGCCGGTCGCCCAATCGGGAAGCACTTCCATTAGTTTTTGGTACTCTTCACTTGTTTTGGTGCCGATTGGTGCTTCCGAAACAAGTTCGTCATGCGCGTGAAATAAAACCTTGTAGCCTGCATTTTCAGCCCGCACCATAGCTTCGGCGAGTAAATTGCGGGCAACGGCTTGTACAACATTTTCGACAATTTTCCCCCCGTAAGTGTTTTCTTTTGCCCACTTTGGAATCACGCAATCAACATTTTTTGCGATTTGATTAACTTCAAAATACGTTAAACGTTTTGAAACAAATGCCCCCGTTTGTTTCGCACCCTCTTTTAAATAATTTTCAAGTTGTAATTGGGTCGAGGCGTAAACGGGTTCGTCGTCAAGCACCAAAACTTTCGTTTCGGCCATGACCACGTTTGGGTCACAATATCTTAGCTCGCGGCCGCCGGGTAAAATTATATTTAAAAAACGCCCTCGACGAACAAAACAAACTTTGCCCACTATAAATTTTGCTTGCGGGTTTTCAACGGCCTGTATTGCCGCCGATTCGTATTGTTCCCATAACTCCACAACCGGCCAATGAATTTCGCGGTAAGCCGTGACCGCGATTTTTGCTTGCTCTTTGGTGACTTCGGCGCGGTAAACGTCAAGTGCCGACGTTTTAAATTTCTTGTGACCAATGCCGAATCCGGCGCCCAAAAATGCCGCTTTTCCGACTTGCCTTTTTTCGTCGGTAACGTCTTCAAGTTTACAATTAAAAATATGTCTTGCCATTTCTTTATATGGGTCGCGGCCGTCGTAAAATATTTTTAAACCCTCTTCGTGACCGGCTAACCAAAATAAAACCCGCGACTCAATGGTGCTGAAATCTTGCACAAACATTTCATGCCCCGGGCTTGCGACAAACATACCGCGCAAAACCGAAGAGAAAAGCGGCATCAAATTGTCGCCGTAAAGCATTTTTAAATCGCCAATGTCGCAAGTTTTTATTCGGTCAATAGCTTCATAAATGTTTTTAATTACGCCCCTAGGAAAGTTTTGCGGTTGTACCCCTTTACCGCCCCAACGCCCCGTGCGCGCGGCGCCGCAATATAAAAGTAAATCACGCACGCGGCCGTCGCTTGCCGCTCGAATTTTAAAAGTATTGTATTTGGCGGTTGAGCTTCGCGCTAAACTTTTTCTAATGTTTAAAATCTTTGCAGCGTCGCCGTTGACTTTACCGTTTGCCAAAAAGTCGTCGACGGTGGCCGAACGTAAGTCGGGCATTTCAATGCCGTCCAATTTTAAAAATTCTAAAATATTTGCGCGTTCGTTACCCGAACCCACAAGCCCCATTGTTAAAGTGTCTAGTTCTTTTACCATTGCCTTTGATTCGCTCGCCATGATTTCAGAAATTTGATTCACCAAAGGTAGGTCGACCGCGACCCCGCGCAGGTTTACTTTTTGGTCAAGAAACCAAACCTCTTGCTCGAATGGTGTTAGGTCGGGGAGTGAATCGTCAAGTTTCTCTTCGGTAAGCACGTCAAGTTTACAATAATGGTAAAGGGCTTTAAAGTCTTCGGGTGCGGTGTCGGGCGTCCAAAACTTCGCAGGTGGGGCACCAATTTTAGATTCATTCCATTTTTTAAATGCCGAAGTCGGCTTACAAAGTTTTAACATTACTTGGTGCCCTTTGAAATCTTTTTGCACCGATAGGCGCATAACCGCACCGGCGTCGGCGAGGTTTCGGGGTATTGCCGACGCCGCCGCTTTTGCGGCCGTGCAACGCCATTTGGTGATTGGTATTTCAGGCCAACCGAAACGCTTCACCAATATTTCATTGTAAATACTTTGTTCAAAAAAAGCATTGTGGGCGATAAAAAGAAATATGTCTTTTTCAATCCAATCGCCCCAAGCGTTTTGAAACGTGGGTTTTTGCTCTCGAAATGGTTTTTGCATTTGTTCGAAATCAAATAAATAAACGTGGCCGTAAGAAGTTTTAAACGCAAGACAAAGCACTTCGGTCGACGGGTGCGCAGCGTATTCAAAGGCACCCGCTTTTTTTAAATCGCACTCGCTTCGCGTTTCAAAGTCGCAATGTATTTTCATTTACTACCCCTTAAAAAACAAAACCCTTATTGCAAATCTGAGGGGAGTGCAACAAGGGTTTTTGAAAATGAAATAGTCACAAAAACTATGCAACCAATTTGCACTTTTTATAAATTACATAAATGATTCAAGTGAGTCGTCGGCCGCTTCATTTGTCGCAAACGAATTGTCGCCCGCGTCGCCTTCGATAACGTCAAATAAATCGGTGGCTGCTTTACGTCCTGAAAACGGCGCACCGTCGCGAACGAATTGAACCGCGTCAATAATAAATTTAACGCCGTATTTGTCGGCAAATTCGTAAGCAAAGGCTTTCAGTGCGGCTCTTGCGTAGCAACCGGCATACACTTCATTTTCGTTTTGAATTGCAATCGACGGGTCACGACCAACCACTTGAGGGCGGTTGTATTCGGCCGAAGAGCTTGCACGCACAACCCACATACCTTTATGCTCGGCACGAACTTCTTTTATTTTTGTCTTAGTGTTTAGCTTCGGCACGTCGCCGTCGCGAATAGGAAGCATCAAAGGGCTTGGGTGGTCGGCTTTATTTGCGCCCCACTTTTCAATCATGGCCGCTTTGAGTGGTGCTTGTAAAGATGACAAGTCAGTCGTCTTTTTGTTAAATAGCATTTCAAGTGAATAATTTAATTTGTCACTTCCCTTGATTGCCGTCGGTTTAAATAAGTGCGGGTGACTCACTCGAAATTCGCTTGTCGTTACCTGCATTGAATCTTTTTTACTTGTGCTTTTTGCTGACATTTTTTACCCCTTTTAATGGTGTTGTATGTTTTAGTTAGGTTTTATTTATTGTGTATTTTCTACTCGGTCAAGGGCACTTTATCAAATAACGCGGCGACCTTTTCAGCACGTTTACTTTGCATGGCCGGGCAAATATTCTTCGCGCGGCACCAGTGGCAATGCGACCCCGGGTTGGGCTTTTCTTTACCTGATTCAACGCGCTTGACCGCCTTTTGCCAAATCGGAAGCCAAACGTTTTTTAGATCACTCATTGACACTTGCCAAAACTTAAACCAATTGTCGCCCGCTCGCGGTTGCAATATCCAACACTTTACAAAATCAAAATCCCAATCATAACTTTCGGCAACCGAAAGCGCGTATTGAATGAGTTGCTTATTTTCATCGGGCTTTACAATATGGCCGGCACCGTATTTGAAATCAATAATGTGAAGAGTGCCGTCGCCGCCGGGTATGATTGCGTCACAAGTGCCAAACATTTCACGGTGAATAAATTGTGCAAATACTTTTTTCTCAACCAGTAAAATGCCTTCGCTTGCCGTTTTCAGTGCGCGAATTTTATTCGCGGCACGCTCGCAATGCGCAATCATTTCGGGGCTTACGTCAAAGCTCTTGGGGAGTGCCGTTCGGTTGAGTAAGGCTTCCAATACTTCGTGCGCAAGTGTACCCTCACGAGACCAGTGGTTGTCGGCACCCGGCGGGCTTTGCTCTTCAAGTGCGACACTCGCGGCGCACGCGTGCCAACGTTCGGCGCCACTTGCCGAAAAGCGCGAGTGTTTACGTTCTTTGTGATTTACGTTATTCATTTTACCCCCGGCTTTCAATATAGGCTAAAATAGAACCAAGTAATGAAAATGAAACGACAACAAAAGTTAGGGCACCCCGCGCGTCGGTAGCCCACGAAAACGAATCAAAAATAATTCGCCCGTACACGGGTGTTAGTAGCCCCAACACTAAAAGGGCGAAACTAAATTTAATGCTCTTCATTTTGGCCGCCTATAAAATCTTAAATAAATCATGCCGCCGTGATCGAATACCCGTTCGACAACACCAACCTCGATTTCGTGTAAACGGTCACCATGACTTGCCACCACAATGTCGCCCGACTTTATGATAAATTTACCGTAAGTAAGTAAAGCAATATGGTCGGGGTGACTAATGTAATTTAAAAGTTTAATGGCGAGCATGGCGCGCAGTATTTTTAAATAGTGAACAAAAAACATTTAAACCTCAAGTGCTGAAATAACCGAATCATATTGGTCGGGTTTTAGTTCTAAAACACTTTTCACTTTAAATTTCTTTGTTAGTATTGCCAAAGTTTTAGCGCGGCCGTTTATTTTCGCGTGCGCCATTGCCGCCGCGTTTACGTCTTCGCTTGTTGCTTTTTTCGCTTTTGCTTTGACCGCCGCTTCAATCTCTTCGTCTTCGTCTTCGTCGCCGTAAATGTCTTTATGAACCGCGTCCGCTTTTGCAACCGCGTCCGACATTTTCTTGGGGGTTTTTTGCGTTTCTTTTGAATAGGGCGGCACGGTGTCGAGGTCAAGGGTCATTTGGTCTTCGTCGTCTTCGGTTTCTTTTACTTCGACCTTTGCGGCCTTTGCTTTTCTCTTTGGTGCTTTTGCGGGTACTTCGTCTTCAATTGTCATGCCCGCTTCGGTTAGTGCCACCACGTCGTCGACTAGTGCCCGCTGCGCGTTATCAACCGACATGACAAGCGTTCGTGCTTGATTCACTATGTCGCTAATTGTCGCGCCTTTAAGTATGATTTGGATTTCTGTATTCATTTCGTTTACCCCTTTGTTTGATTGAAAACCATGATTGGTTTAGTTTACTTTTTTAAATTGAATAGCGAAGCCCGCGCCCTTACCTCGGTATGACTCCGGGTTTACCCCGTAAATATCGGTTGGATATATTTTTGTGCCAATCCAAAAACGGTAAAGGGATTCACCAATTTTAAATTGATAGTAAAAATTTGAATACCAACCGTGCCATGCGAAAAACCATTGCGGCACTTTGGTGTCGTATTGGTGAACTAATATTTTAAAAACACTTTGGTCGGGCGGGTAAATAATATTGTTAGTGTACGAACAAAATGAACCAATGAAGCGCACTTTTTCTTTATCAATCTTGCAAGATAAATACGGCACGATTCGCAAATTGTTGACGGGGTTTCGAACGCACGACCAATAAATAATTTGCTTCCAAACTTTGCCTAAATCTTTATATTGCCGGCCGGCACAAATCCCGTCTTCGTAGTTGTCAAAGATAAACATAAAGCGCCAAGTGAAATGGTAGGTAAGGGAGAGCGTTTCAAATTCGTAAGCGTGAAATAATACTGCGACGGGTACAAGCACCCACCCCACCAAAATCAAAAGGGCGTATAAAATAATGAAGACCGCCCAAGTAAAGATTGAATAAATTAGTCGAATCATACTAACCCCCGTTTACAATATTCGAAATGATAGCCGGCCGCACCCCCGCAATGCTCGCACTCTTTTACTTTTTCAGTCACCGAACGCTCGGGGCGTATAGGTGTCGGCGCCGGGCAATTTTCAGCCTGGTGCTTTTCAATCGCGCCCTCAACTTCTTTTAAAAGTAAACTTAAAGTGTAGCCTTGCGAATATACCAAATTGAAATTCGCCCTCGGGTTCGTTTCGATTGCTTTTAAATGCTCGCTGATTTCAAGCATACGCAGCACTAAAAGAACGCGCCTTGTTGTTAGTAACGTTTGAAACATAACTTACCCCCTCTTTGCATAAAGCCCGCATATTTATGCGTTTTGTTTGCATAACTATTCACCGTTTAAAAATCGGCACTAAATAAAAAACTTAAACTAAATAAAACAAAAAAGAAAAATAAAATCACAAGCCCAAAAAATATTGCCGACCAATTGATTTTCATTTGATTACCCCGTTTCTAACGCCGGTGTATTCAGTCGCCTTTATTTTTTCTACTCGCAAAGCTAAACGAAAAACCCTTTTAATTTTTATACAATCTAATACTTGTACCTTGCGCCAATGGCAAAGCCCAAACATAACAAAGGCGCGTTGAATTTCGGCAAGCGTTGGGTTTTCACTCCCAAAATAGCTTTCAAGGTGCCCCTTAGTTATCGCGTGTAGTATATTCACCGAAGGTATTGGCATTGTCACGAAAAGAAACCCGTCGTCGATAAGTAAATAAATGTCGGGTAAAAAGCGGGTGGGGAAACCGTAGGGGTCAAGATCAATAACGCTAAACTTTTGGCGTAATGAAATAAGCCAATGGTGAACTAAAAACGAATCACCCGTGTTTAGTTTCTTGTCATAGCTTTCGACTTGCCCAAATTGTGAATAGACTTTCGTCAAATTACCTTCGCCCGCGAATAGCTCAAGAATTTTTAAACCGCTGCGACCCGCAAGCACCCGATTTATTTGCGCCTCTTTTTCAAAAGTATGAATGGTGCTTTGACAATTTTCTTTTTGCCTTTTTCTCACAACGTCATGACGAATAGCCCGGTAAGTTTTGGGGGTCATTTTATTACCTTTTCGATTCGCTCTTGTTTTAGAATATTGGCGTTTAAAATGTCTTCGTCAATAGAATTTGGTAATACTATATATTGACAAAAGATTGACCACTTACTCCCAATGCGGTTTGCGCGGTCTTCGGCTTGTATATTTGCGGCCGGCGTCCAATCGTATTCGGCAAATACCACTCGTGTTGCGCGCGTTAAAGTGAGGCCAAGACTCATTGCCGAAATATTACCAATAATTAAACGCGAGCGCCCGCTTTGAAATGAGTCTTCGGCCAAGGTTCTATATTTCGAATCAACCCCACCTTGAATCAAAAGCGGTAAAAATTCTGAAAGTTTAAATGCTAAACCCGACACCACTTCCCTATGGTGGGCGTAAAGTAAAATGGATTCATTGGGGTCGTTTTTTAAAATGTCGGCGACAAATGCCGAGACCCAATTTATTTTTGAAACGCCGTTGATTTGCCGAAGCTCGGCATATTCGCCAAGGTCTAAGTCGGGCTTACTCTGAAATTTCTTTGCCGCAATTTTATCAAGTTGAATTATTTCTAAGTCTCGCGGGTCAAGCGTCATTGAAATGACTTCGCGAACTTTTGTCGGTAGGTCGGGCAAAACGTCTTCCTTTTTAATAACTTGCATAAATTTATTTGTGATGCGCTCCGAAAGCTCCGACTCATTTGAAGACCCTAGAAAAAGCCAACCGTATTGATTGCGAGTGGGCGCGCAATATTTAAAACCAAACTCTTCAAATGTCATAAAGTCTATGGTCTCGGGCGCCATTGCCGAAAGCACCGGCCATAACTCAATCGGACGGTTGAGCATTGGTGTACCACTTAAAGCGGTGCAATGCTCCGACTTATATATAAGGCCAAGGCTTTGAAGTTTTTTATTGCGCCCGCCGAAGAGTGCGGTTGTTCGACTTGCGTCAAGAGTTTTAAACCTATGAACTTCGTCAATGATAACGTGCCGAAATTTTTGCTTTTGTAGCATGGATAAAATTACTTCGTTTGAAAGTAAAGCGTCCGACACAATTAAAAAGTCTGAAAGCATATTTGAACTAGTGTTTGCCACAACTGAAATGCTTGGAAAATCACCAATAAACCATTTTGTAATTTCACGCGCCCAAGTGGTTTTTAAAAACGCCGGGCAAATAATTAAAGTGCGCCCCGGTTTTTTTGACACCGCCGTAATGGCTTGCGCCGATTTACCTAAGCCCGGCGCGTGCGCTAAATAACTTTTATTGTGGCCAAGTATATGGGGCACGCCGCGCTCGATTTGAAATTTAAAAAGAGATAGACCCGGGGGAGTGAAGAGACCGCCCGAAGGTAACGGTAAGTCAATGAGTGCGCGCGTTTTAAATATTTTTTCGGCTTTATCATCGGCAAACGTTTTGAATCGGGCGGCCGCACTTAGTTTTTTTGTTGTGTATTCAAAGGCTTTGACGCACTCCCACCCGGCCGGCGGGATTGGCGCTTGCGACATATTGTCGAGGCGTAAAATGAAAGTTCTATTTTCAAAAGTTAGACGCACCGACCCCACCCCTTTTTTATTTTCTAACCGCTTGACAAGGTTTAACCATTTTCGCAAAGTTGTGGTCAACAAAGAATTTATAAGAAAATTTTTTAATGCGGGGGCGCAATGAAGTTTGAAAAGTGGATAAAAGAAAAAACACCAAGACAAGTGGCGAGGGCACTTGACATCGACCAATCAACCGTTTGGCATTGGACAAAAAAAAGAACTTGCCCAAAGGTTTCTACTATGCGCGAAATTGTAAAAGTAAGTGAAGGACGCGTTTCTTACGAAGACATGATTGAATACTTTTTAAGTAAATCAAAAAATAAATAATATATAGACAAAAACATTTCAATTTTTTTAAGGGGTATTTTATGACCGACGGCACTCTATTGCGCCAAGTGAAGCGTTTGCACGACTATGGGTTTGCACTACATCTTTTGCACAAAAAATCGAAGCGACCTATTGAAAGTGCTTGGACGACGGGCGCACGCAAATCTTGGAATGAAATCGAAGCAAGTTACCAAGACGGTTTAAATATTGGCGTTCGTCTTGGTACGCCTTCAAAAATTGCTGACAAGTATTTGGCCGTTGTCGACGTTGACGTAAAATCAAAAGACGTAAGGCACCAACAAGAGGCGGCCGCAAAGGTGACCGAATTATTTAAAGGTGCCGCACTCCCCGAAGCCCGTTCGGGTAGGGGCAACAATTCACGCCACTATTATTTACTTACAGAAAAGCCCGTGACCCCGCGCACTCTTTTTAAAAGTAATGAAATCGTAAAAGTGCAAATGCCTTCGGTAACACCAAGTAAAAAAGAACTCGCACAACTTACAACCGAAGAGCTTGACGCCGGTCTTCGCCTTCGTCCTGCGTGGGAGTTATCTTTAATGGGTGACGGTCAACAAGTGGTGTTGCCGCCTTCCATTCATTGTGATTCGGGTTTGACCTATGAATGGCGCCGAGACTTCGACCCCACCCAAGCCTTTTGCAATCTTGATTTTTTAGAGGCCGCCGAAAGCTCGCACGCTGCAAAAGCCGAAATGCCGACGCCGGTAAGTTCAAAGCCGTCGCGAAAAGCTCTTGAGGGTTTTGCCATTGAAGACGTTGAACTTTCGTGGCTTCCGATTAGTGATAAAATTCGCAACATGATTTTAAATGGTGAAGGTGTCGAAGACCGCTCGGCCTCACTCATGTCGGCCGCTCTTGCGCTTATAAAAGCCGGCCTCACACAAAATGAAATCTTGTCGGTGCTTACTGACCCTAATACTTATTTAGGTAAGACGGGCTTCGACCACGCGAAAACAAAAGATAGGGCGCGCGCTGCAAATTGGATTTACAAACATACTTATTTAAAGGCCGCGAGCATTGCGTCGGCCGAAGCGTTATTTGCGGCACCAATGATTGAGGGCGAAGAGCGGGGGAGTGAAGCCGTTGCCGCCGATCAATCGGCGTTTGAAGAGGGGCGGGGGATAACTCCCGAAGACGGCTTTTATGTTACTAACGAAAAAGGGGGCTTGACGCCGGACTACGACGCTTTACTTGGGCATTTTAAAAATACCTACCCTTTTAAAATGGTGGCAGATATGAAATCGGTTTTTATTTTTGATAAGACCCATTACAAATATTTTACGCCCATTGAAGTAAAGGGTTTCGCCGAAGAAAACTTTAACCCAAAGCCCCCCGAAAAATACCGTAATGAATTTCTAAACAAAGTGTCGGCCAATGAAATTGTTTGCAAAAAGTTTTTTGTTGATACCATTGAAAACAAAATCAATTTCAAAAACGGGGTGCTTGAAATAGGGGAAGCGGCTAACAACCCAAAACTAGTGCCCCACTCCCCCGAGTACGGCTTTCAAGCGGTATTACCTTATAACTTTGACCCCGAGGCCAAATGCCCGTTTTTTTTAAATTGGCTTGAACAAATCATGCTTAGTGACAAAGACCTCATGGCAATACTTCAAGAATTTATGGGCTACATTGTAAGGGGCGGCGAATACCGTTACCACAAAGCCTTGTGGCTTGGCGGTACGGGTCGAAATGGTAAAAGTACCTTCATTGACTTGTTAAAGGCTTTGATTGGGTCTGACAACTTTTCGACTATAAGTATAAAAGCCCTTGTTGGTGATAGGTTTGCGGGTGCGGAGCTTGACGGCCGCCTTGCCAATTTCAGCGAAGAGACTTCACCAAAAGAGCTTGCCGACTCCGGGCCTTTTAAAAACCTAACCGGCGACGGTGAAATCTCGGCGCAACGCAAATTTGGTGCCCCTTATAAATTTAGAAACCGCGCTAAAATGGTCATGACTTACAACCAAATACCCGACATTAAAGACTTGTCAAAAGGGATGCTATCGCGCCCCTTGATTGTACCTTTTGAAAAAGAAATTGCCGACGGCGACCAAGACCATGACATAAAGAAAAAGCTATTTAAAGAACTACCGGGCATTTTTAACTTTGCGTTAAAAGGGTGGGAGCGCCTTGAAACCCAAAACCAATTCACCAAAAGTGAACGCTCCGAGATAGCTATGCAAAAGGTAAAAGAGGAATCTTGCAACGTGTTTCAATGGGTCGAAAACTACGTTGAGTTTAACGACGAACTAAATGACCCCCACCAAAAAATAAGACCCGCCGAACTATATGACGCATACTGTAAAAAAGAGAAATATAGTTACTCTTCGATTGAATTTTACCGGCGTTTAAATAGGCATCCTAAAATAAAAGACAGGCATAAAAGAACGACCGAGGGCGTGCAGTATGTAGGATTGAAGGTGCATGGCGGGGGGTTTTTCTCCGCAATATAGGCATTTTGCGGGTTTTTCTCCGCAAAACTTCCGCAAAACATTTGCGGAGAAAAAACAGGTTTTTTAGCTTAGTGCGGAGATTTTGAAGCTAAAAAAGGGGCAATGTAGGATGAAATGCAAGATAAATGTTGGATGTTTTTGCCCTATCCTTCACCACTAAGTTGTTGAAATGAACTGGTAAAAAGTAATGGTGTAGGATATGTAAGTTCTTTTTATACTATAGTAATAGAAATAAAAGGGAAAGGGAAGGAAGGAAGGAAAGAAGGAAGGAAAAAGAAAAGAAAAGTAAAAAGATATAAAGGGGGAAGAAAAATATCCTACATACATACATTGACTAAAAGGGGGGCTAAAATGGACGACATAGAAAACATGATTGACCGCATACTTTCGTGGGCAAAATATAAACCAAACTTTGACACCGAAATCGTCGAAAGTATTTCAGAACAATACCAAGAACGTGGCCGAATAAGTGAGCGCCAAATTGAAGTGCTTGAAAACATAATTGACGGTTTTCGAATACGGTGAAAAAGAAAATTGAAAAGGTCGACGGCCTTTCGCCGTATGACGTTAAAAAAATAAGGTCGGCAATTCGGCAAGTTTGGCAAAGGTCGCACGTCCGAAAACTTTGCGTCAACCGCTGCATTGGTGTTGGTGGATTTTCGTATTGCGAGCAATGTAAAAAGCGGGCGCCGCATATTCACATTGACCACAAGGTAAGAGTCGGCGACGTTGACGCCGGCTTCATTGCTCGCCTCTTTTGCCCGTCGTCGGGCTTACAGGGGCTTTGCAAAGAGTGTCATAGGGTAAAGACGAACGCCGAACGCCGGCAAGCCAAACTTGACGCGGACGCTAAACTTGATTTTTATTGACCGGCTTTAATTTTATTTAGGGCGTGCCGGCAATTGGCCTTCGCGGTGTCGTAGGGGCAATTCATTATTTCGGCCACGTCGATAAACGGCAAGCCCTCGACAACCCTTAGCTCAAACGCTTGGTGTTGTCTGGGGGGCAACGTCGCGACAACGGCGGCCACTTGGGCGAGGGTTTCTTTTGCAGCGTATTCGGTTTCGAAATCGCGCCCACAAGTAAGTGCGGGGTAATGCTCGGGGTTGTCGTAGCTTCGCCACTTACTGCGCCTGAAATCATTGCGCGCCATGTTGAGGGCAATGCTAACAAACCAGTTTCTAAAATGTTTTAGGTCACGAAGCATTGGGGCTTTTAAAAGGGCTTGTAGCGCGGCCTCTTGGGCTATGTCTTCCGACAAAGACAAGTCGCCTTTCGTAAAGCGTAAAAGGTATTTTAAAACGTAGGGGTAATATGTTTCGACAAGTTTAGTTGTGCTTTGGTTGGTTTTCAAATTCAAGCTCAAGTTTTCGAAGGCGTTTATAAAACTCGTTTACGTCACCGCGCATCTTTTGTATGTCGCCCATTGCGTGCGTTAGCTCTGACATTTTTGCGTCAAGGGTTGAAATCTTACCGAGTAGATTCACAACGTGGGCAATTAAACTCTTACCAATTTCAGCGAGCGCCCAAGCGACACCTTTTAAAAACCAAGCGGCAATTGCTATCACGCCCGAAATGACCAAAGTGTTTAGTGAAAGGTCGCCAATGATTTCTTTCATAGTCTGATATTCTTTCCCGCCACAACGGGCGCAAGTGGAGCATTTTCGGCCACCATTAAAAGTTTGGCGTGCATTTCTAAATCGGAGTTATGACAATAAACTCGAAACCAATTGACGAAAGTCTCGCCGACTATATTATTTTTGACAAGCCACATTAAAACAAGATTTAACTTGTCAATGGGAAAATGGACGTTTAAAAAATGAAGTCTTAGGGTAATGGGATGAAAGTCTTTTTCACCATTTATGATTTGGTGGTAAAGCTCCCGGCGCAGCGGTGGCATGTCTTCAAAAGGCTTCATACCACCAAGGCTTGCAAACCCGGTACTCGGTGTCAAGACCGTTTCAAAATAAAACAATATTTATTTTATTTACAACTAACCGAAAAGGCGTTTGACTAGTCCGCATATGGTAAGCGGCGGCAAAGGGGCAAGCGGTTTTGGCGAGAAATAAAACGACATTTAAACCAGGGCAAGGCAAGATCGAAGGCGCAGGGCGCCCCAAGGGTTCGGTTTCAAAAGCTACGCAAAACTTTTTAAATATTCTTGCCGAAAAAAACTTTGACCCGGGCTTGGCATACGTTGAATTTTACTTTCAACAAATGAAATTGTTTGAAGAGTTTAGGGAAAAATATCCGAAAGCACTTGTCACCCAATCAGAAATTTTAGAAAAGGCCGGCTCGACTTTAAATAATATTTGTCAATATGTTTATCCAAAGAAAAAAGCCGTCGAGCATAGTGGTGAAATAGTTCACAAGACGTGGTCGGATTTCATTGCGGCGGCACTCCCCGCGCAAGCGCGTGACGTGACTCCACTCCCCAAAAAAACAAATGACGAAGACGAAACTAAATGAGTTTAGATGCGCTCGACAAGTTTGAACTAAACGAAGCGGCCGCACTCGCCGCACAAAAAAACCCTTACATATTTTTCGAACACGCTCTTGGTGTTACCACTTTCGAAGACTACCAAAAAAAAGTCATTGACGCCTTTTGGGTGAATGACCGAATTTGCGTTAGTGCTTGTCATGACGTTGGTAAAACTTTTTTAGCTGCGCGCCTTGCAATGGCTTTTTTAGCAACCCACCCAAATTCAAAAGTTATTACGACCGCACCAACGTTCAACCAAGTCGAGCGAATCTTGTGGAGTGAAATCCGAGCGGCGCACGGCAAAGCAAAGTGGCCTTTGGGTGGTAAGCTCAACATGACGGATTGGACATTTAACCCCGAATGGTTTGCGCTTGGATTTTCACCACGCAATGAAGCGGGGGGCGAAACCGAGGGGCAAGTGGGTTCGAGCTTTCAGGGTTTCCACGCGGCGAACTTACTTATTATTTTTGACGAAGCAACCGGCATACCCCACAATATTTGGACTATGGCCGAAGGGCTAATGACAAGTGCGCACGTCAAGTTTTTAGCAATAGGAAACCCAACCTCGACTGACTCCGAATTTTACAAATGTTTTAGATCACGCGAGTGGACGAAAATATATTTGTCATGTTTTGATTCGCCGAATTTAATTGCCAATGGGGTCACCACAAAGGCCGACTTGCAAAGGGAAGTTGAGCATTACAAATCGCTCCCCGATGCGGCCGCCCGCGAATACTTGAATCAATATAAAGTGACACGCCCTTACCTACTGACAACTAAATGGGTTGTGACCCAAGCGGCGAAGTGGGGCATTGAACACCCTTTAACGGTTTCAAAAATATTGGGCAAATTCCCCGTTGCCGGCGACAAGACATTGGTGCCACTCGGCTTCATTGAGGACGCAGCACTTCGAGTCGCCTATCCGAGCGAATCCGACCGCAAGTGTATTGGGGTCGACGTTGCTCGGTACGGTGCGGACGCGACAATTTTGACAGCACTAAACGGCCGAAAACAAATCGGTAAAAAAGATTTCTACAAGCACGGCACCATTGAGGTTGCAGGCGAAGTAATAAATATGTCGCGTGAAATGGGCGGCGCCGATATTATTGTGGTCGATGAAACGGGGCTTGGCGGGGGAGTGGTCGACTTACTTCGCGACGAACTTGGTAAGGCTTTGCCGGTGTCGTGTGAAATAAGGGGCGTTCAATTCGGTGCCGCGTGCGAGGCCGACGAAGACCGTGAAAAATACGTCAACCTCAAAGCCCGTATGTTTGGATTGCTGCGCGACGACATAAAATCGGAGCAAGGTCTAGTTCTTTTAAACGAAAGTATTTACACCGAAGAGCTTCCCACTATAACGTTTAGCTATAACCGCAAAGGCCAAATGGTGATTGAATCAAAAGACGAATACAAAAAGCGCACCGGGCGAACGTCGCCCGATTCGAGCGATTCACTTGCGCTTGCAAATTACGGCCGTTACGATAGTTTGACGGTGGGCAAGTTTGATAAATACACACGAAGCGAAAGCACGGGCACCATTGCCGGCGGTTTAAATCAGAAAAAGGGTTGGTAAATAAATGGCAAAAGAAAAAGTAATCAAAGCGGCCGAACTACCGGTTGGAAGTATTCAACGCCCTAACCTACTTCCCCAACCTGAAAAGAATAATGATTCAAACGCTTTTCAATCGGGCGCCAAAATGCAAACTAAACCCGTCGGGTCTTCGGGCACCGAACTCTTTGCCGGCTATTTTTCTGAGGAGTATTTGCAAAGCCTACGCGGGCGCAAGGGCGCAAAAGTCTACGACGAAATGCGTAGATCAGAATCCCAAATTGCAATGTTAATGAACGCGGTTATGAACCCAATCAAGGCGGGCGTTTGGGAGTTTGAAGCGGCCGAAATACCCGACGGCGAAAAGCAAAAAGAACTAATCGAATACATTGCAAAAGAGTGCATCGACTTTGAAACGTTCTTACACGAAGCCCTTACATTTTTAATTTTCGGCTATTCGATTTTTGAAGTGGTCAATAGTGTTGTTTTCAACCACCCAAAGTTCGGCACGTTTAACGGCCTCAAGGGTTTGGCCTTTCGTTCACAAAAAACAATTGAACGTTGGAACGTCGACGCCGGTACGGGCGAACTTCAAACGGTTGAACAATGGGTGCAAGGTGATCTTGTGCCCGGTCGCTCGGCGTTTCTAAAAATGCCGGCTGAATTTTTACTTATATTTAGTCTTCAAAAAGAGGGCGACAATTACGAGGGTATTTCATCTTTGCGCGCAATGTACGGCGCATGGTTTAGAAAAAACTTGTATTTAAAACTCGCGGCCATTGGTGTTGAGAAAAGCGCCATTGGTACGGTTGTGGGCACAATACCCGCAAACAAACAAGACCCAAGTCAAATCGCAGAATTTAAAAGTATGCTTTCAAACTTCACCGCGCACGAATCGGCTTACCTTGTGAAGCCGGCCGGTTGGGAAGTGGAAGTCATAAAAGGCGAATTTGATTCGGGCAAAATTAAAGAACTAATCATTTTAGAAAACACCGAAATGATAAACTCTTTGGTTGCGAATTTTCTTGCCCTCGGTACGGGCGGCGGGTCGGGTAGTTTTGCACTCGGCACCGATTTATCTGATTTCTTTTTAAGTGGGATTCAAATTTATGCTGATTTAATTGCAGGGGTTTGGAATCGAAAACTTATTCCTAACTTGATAAAGCTAAACTTCGGCGAGCAAGAGGCGTACCCGAAATTAAAAGTAAGCGGCATAAACGACAAGGCCGGCAAAGAGTTATCAGACATTATAAGCGCAATGGTGGGTTCAAAAGTTATCACGGCCGACACCAAGCTCGAAGACTTCGTGCGCAAGTCTTACGACTTACCTGCGCAAGACCCAACTACCGCGCGCGAGGCCGCACCCGCGCCCGCGCAAGGGGGCTTCGGAGCAAAACAATTCAGTGAAGCCCGCACCTTGCAGCTCGCCGAGACTTATAAATCACAGTGGAATAAAAACAAGGCCGCGACTAAAACGCTAATGCAGGTTGAACTTCAAGCAATCTTACAAGACCTTAAAAAGCAAATCGAGCGCCAATATAAAAACTCGACACCAAGTCAAAAGGTTTCGATAGGTCTTAAAATTGAGGCCAAGACCGCGAACTATGAAAAGGCTTTGCGCGAACAATTGGCCGCGATTGCTAACGACGGGCTTATTGGTGCCCGTAAACAAACGCCGAAAGCGAAGGCGGTTAAACTATCGGAGCGAATACTTTTAATTGCACCAAAGGGCGGGTACTATGAAGCCCTTCCAAACAATATAAAAAGAATAGTGGCATCCCAAGCGGGCTTGATTGCGCAGACCCAAGGGGCTGATCTTTCAAAAATAGTCGCCTTCCAATATGGGTCAAGTCAAAGCTCAACCGAAAGCATTGAACAAATACTTTTTGACATTGAAGCGGCGGCGGCACCGACTATTGACGGGGCAATCGGTAAAGGTATGTCGGTCGACGCAGCGGCGGGCAATGCGGTTTCAACAATATTCAACCAAGCTCAACTTGAATGGTTTTTTGAACCGGAAGTCTTGAATACAATTGAGTCATTTACATTTTATAATGAAGACCCAATAAGTGAAATATGTAATGAACTTGACGAAACAACTTGGGCGGTAGGCGACCCCGACCTAGACCGTTACGGCCCGCCTTTACACCATAACTGCAAAAGTAGATTACAGCCAAACGAAAAAGGTGCCGAAGGTAACCCCGAGATAACGGGCACGCCGGCAATTTCGCAAGACGGGCTTGATTCAATAACTCTTTGTGAGTGCGACTATCATTTAAAGGCCAATGACATGGCGAGACAAGGCGAGTAAAGGGCGGGGGCGATTGACAACGGGCGTTTTACCAAAGAGGCTTTAATTTATGCGTTTAAATGGTTCGTCGATTTATTCTAAAATTGCTTTGACTGAAAATAAGTTTGTGCCCAAAGAGGTACAAATTTTGCGCGTGGGCAAATTCAATCACCCGACCTATGGTGCTTTTGAAATCACGCCACTTACTCTTTTTGAAATGAAATCCAATTTCGACTCTAATATAAGAGGCGTCGACATGGCCTTTGACTACTTTCACGACTCCGACAAAGAGGCGAGTGCGTGGGTGAAGTCACTTGAGCTTCGCGAAAACAATACCGAACTTTGGGCGCTTGTCGATTGGACGCCAAAAGCCGAGCAAAAACTTAGCGAGCGCGAGCTTCGTTATTTTTCACCCGACTTTGCATTTAATTGGACTGACCCCGAAAAGGGCGCGACATATAACAACGTTTTATTTGGCGGGGGTTTAACTAACCGGCCATTCGTAAAAGAAATGAAGGCCATTGTGGCAAACGAGGGTAAAATGCAAGACGCATCAACACAAAAAGAAATTGAACTTGGCGGACCGGGAAGCGGGCCACAAAAAGGCGGCGGCGCGGGTAAAGCAAAAGACGCCACTCACGAAGCCAATAAAGTGGCATTTGATAAAGCCGACAAGGCGTTTAAAGCCCACCATTCTGAGCTTGTGAATAAGTACAACAAAGAGGGCGACTATCTAAGGGACGCAATGACCCCCGAAGAACATAGCCAAGCAAATGCCCTAAAAGCCGAACGCCTAAAGCACGGGAGTGCGGTTCACGATAAAAGCCCCGAAGACTTTAAGGCCACCATAAATAAAAATAGTTATTCAATTAAATCTACAAAAGAAAATGGCTATTCGCCCGAAAAAAAGGCCGCAAAACGCCCCGACTATAAAGACCCGGTAAAACGAAAAGCGGCAATGCAGGCGCGTATGTCGAAACAAAATTTAAAACAGGTGGCCGCCCAAAAGAAAAGTGACGCCATAAAAAAAGGGATTCAAGAGCGCAAGGTGCGAGTAAATCAAACCGAACAATTACAGCGTGAATCAAAAGCACGGGCGGCGGCGCGCATGGCAAAAAGCTCGCGTTCTAAACTAAGTGAAATTTATTTACAATTAAAATTAAACAAAGGGGTTGAAATGACAGACTTAGAAATGGCGCAAGCTAGAATAAAAGAGCTTGAAGCTCACAATATAAAACTTGCGGAAGACAATTCGGAAGTTGAAAAAATGCTTGCTGATATGCCTACGCCACAAGGTGACACGAGCGACTCGCAAGAGGAAGGCGACGAAATTGAAATGCTAAAAAAGCAAATCGAAGAGCTTCAAGCAAAGCTCGCAAAAGCTGAAGGCGACATGCAGGTAATGGCCGGCGAAAAAGCAAAAGCCGACGAAGCAAAAATGCTCGCTGAAAAAGAATCAGCATTTAGCATTTTACTTGCCGAAGGTAAGGCTTGTGTTGCTCAAAAAGCTGCGTTCATTAAAAGTGACATGGCCGAATTTGTAAAACTCGCCCAACCACTTAACATGAAAGCAAGTGGAAGCTCAACGTCAACGGCACCAGGTGAAGACGATGTTAAGGCAATCTTAAAACTTGCCGAAGAGAAACAAAAATCAAACCCTAAACTAAATCGCGGCGACGCAATCAGTTTAGCAAAACGCGAATTAAAAAACTAAGTTTAAACTAAAAACAAAGGGGTAAAAAAATGAGTTCATACGCAGCACCAAACTTGCTTTCATTCAAAGCGGGCGCGGCTATTCCACAAGGGTCGGTTGTAAAACCGGGCGCAGACAATCAACACGTTTTGAAAGCGGCGGCGGCTACTGACAAAGCATTTGGAATTGCACAAAACGCAGCGACAACGGCCGAAGACCTAGTCGAAGTGGCATTACCAGGCGGCGGCGCAAAAGCTCTTGCCGGCGGCACCATTTCTTTTGGTGATTTGTTATCAAGCGACGCAAACGGCGCCCTTGTTGCAAGCACTACTGATAACGACCGTCACGTTGCCGTTGCAATGGAAGACGCCGTTGCCGGTGATTTGTTTTCGGTTCACGTTTCAGTAAGCGACCAATAATTTAACTAATTAACTAAAAGAAAAAAGGGGTTTTAAATGTCAACACAAATGAAAGGTATCATCGACTTGCTACTTACTGACGCAAGCTCGGCTTATATACCAAGTGAAGAGCAAGCAATTGCCGATAGTTTACTCCCGGCTTTAAAGTTTAGCCAATACAGCGGCAAACTTGGCGGGTACGGCAAAAATCATTTACGCATTGAAAACAATGTTGTCGGTGGTAAAGGTAAATTTCGCCGAGTGGAATCAATCGCTCGCACAACTTCAAGTTTTGAGATTGAATCTCATGGTCTTGAGGGTGTCGTTTCAAAACGTGACTATATGAACGTCACAGACCCTTTCGACGCTGAAAAAGACGAAACTATTGGTCTTACTTCAATGCTTTTACTTGAAAAAGAAAAAGGTCTTGCGGACGCAATGGGAAGCACTTCAATACTAACACAAAACATTACTTTGTCGGGTACTAGTCAATTTAACGACTATACAAATTCAGACCCAATCAATGTTTTAAACGTTGGTAAAAAAGCGGTTCGCGACGGTTGCGGCGCAGTAGCAAATGCAGTGATTCTTGAGTATGGTGTTGCTGAAATGCTTCGCTACCACCCACAATTACTTGATATGCTCGGCTTTAAATTTTCGCGCCCGGGCGGTTTATCAGACGACGAACTTGCTCGCGCACTAAACGTGAAAAAAGTTTTCGTACCAAATTGTATGTATAACTCTGCGAAGGAAGGCCAAACGGCGGTACTTGCTCCAATTTGGGGTAAAAATATCGTTCTTGCGGTTATCCCTGACAGTGCTGCAAAATATCAAATTTCTCTTGGGTACAATATTCGCTTAGACGGCGGGTCACCAAGAAAAGTTTATAAGCAATCAGTATTCAACCCACCGGGTTCAACTGAAATTTTAGTTGAGGACGAATACGACATGATTTTGAGCGACGTAACGGCCGCTTACTTAGTTAAAAACGCAATCGCGTAATTTAATTAGTAAGGCCAAAACTAAAAAGGCCGCGTGACAAAATCGCGTGGCCTTTTAACTAAAAAGGGGTAATGAAATGAGATTTTTATTTTTATTTATTTTGTCATTTTACGCCACGAACGCATTGGCATACGTTGTGCCAACCTATCGTGACTTAAAACCGGCAAGCCAACAAATGATTGAAAAGCAAACGGTAACCGCGCCAATTATTGCGCTTACAAACCGAGTGCTAACAACAAACGCGGGTGCCACTTCGGCGGCCGTGGCGACGGTAACAACTTTCAGCGCCCAACCGGACGTTGCAAGAAATTTGACAATTACGCCAACGGGTACAACCACCGACGTAGAGTCATGCGTTGTTACCGTAAGCGGCACAAGCATTTTAAACAAAGCAATTACCGAAACGTTTTCGTTTGCGGCCGATGCTTCGACGGCGACCGTTGGTGTAAAAGCCTTCAAAACCGTTTCAAGCATTTCGTGGGCGGCGTCGTGCGAGTCGGGCGGTTTTGCTGCGACTTGGATTGTGGGCGTCGGTGACGTTCTAGGTTTAAAAGCGTGTATGGCAAAAGCGGGTCATGTTATTCAAACCGTTTTTGACGGTGTTTATGAAGGTACACGCGCGACTTGTATCGCGGACGCGGACGAAGTTGAAAAGAATACTTGCGACATAAATGGTACGTTAAACGCGGCCAAGGATGTTGAATTTTTCTTTATGCAAAATTTTGCTTGTAAATAACTTAAGGTAATAAAATGTTTTTTGTAAATAAAAATGTAAATCACGGCGGCACCATTTACCAAAATGGTGCTGAAATTAAAATCGGTGACCACGGTTTTCGTGATCTTTTAAAAGCGGGTCACATAAATGAAGGTCGCGGCACGGTGGCAATTGCCCCGGTTGACGAACCCGAAATTGAAAGCGAAGAGGCCGAAGAGGTCGAAGAGCTTCCAAAACAAAAACGAAAAAGGTAATTAAATGGCCTACACAACACGGGTTGAAATTCAAGGCGATTTTAAAGACATGGTTTTCACCACGAAAACGCTTGTCACTTCGGCCGATGTTGACCAATTTATTGTTGAGGCCGACTCGCTTATAAATTCATACGTCGGCACGGTTTACACCGTGCCCGTGACGGTAGCCGGCGACGGTAAAAACTTACTTAAATTTTTGTCGCGCTCTTTGGTTGCGGCAAGAATAAAAAGTGTAATGGAAGTGAAGCAACCGACCAACACCGACGCCAATCAAAATGTTGTGGGTGTTTTATTTTCACCGGCGCAAGTGATGAAAGTTTTAAAAGACATACAAAATAAAGACATTGCTCTTGCGGGCGCAAGCTCTTTGGTGTCGGGTGCGGGCTTTTACAATAACAATGTAAGCAATGACGTAGAGCCAACCGTTTTGAAAAATACGAAACAATGGTAAAGCGATGAGTGAATCATTTACAAGTTACGTCGTAGACAATGATAAAAAGTTTCGCATTGCAATGAAGCGTGCGGCAAATGTTAGTACCGATTTGCGAGTGCCTTTTGGTCTTATACTGAAAGACTTTTACAAATCCGAACAAGCAATTTTTAAACTTAGCGGGCCAGGTAAATACCCGCCATTTAAAGGCGAGCGCGGTGCCGACGGGCTTACCAAATACCAAAGAGCAAAAATAGAAGACGTGGGGCACGACTACCCGCTTTTGGTTCGCACGGGTGCGCTAATGAATAGCTTACTCGGGCCAAATAACCGAGGGTCGATTTCTAAAATCACCAATTTGAGTTTGACGTTTGGTACGTCTATCAAATATGGGATTTACCACCAATCGGATGAACCCCGTTCAAAAATCCCACTTCGTAAATTTTTATTTATTGGCCCCGAAGCTCCAAGGTTTGCGACAAGCGACCAAATGGGGCGTTTACAGCGTTGGCGCGGTTACATGATAGACCATGTTGAGCGACAACTTAAAAAAGAAATAGGGGGCTAGGTGGCAAAGTATGACGCCGAAGACCTACTAGACACGGTGCTTGGGGTAATGACCAATGGTGGGGCTTTAAACGCGAAAATCGCGGCAATTGAGGCCGAAAAGGCGTCGGCGGGTAAAGGCTTGTCGCCCACCCTAAAACCAATTGCGTCGGGGTCATATTATTTACAGTCGTGGTCTGAAAAATGTCTACAAAACGCGCCGGCAATTTTCTACGGTATTGAAAACGTAAGCGCCCAAACGGCGGGGCGAGCGGTGGCAAAAACGTACACCATTTTCGTCGAGGTTATTTTAGTTGATAGCGGCCTGACTAACGACGGGTCAAAACGAATAAACCGCTATGCGCGCGCACTCGAAGAGCTTTTTGCCGAAAACTTTTCGCCGGCAATCGCGCAAGGCGTGGTGAAAATTGACCAAGTGCGGCCAATGGCGTTTAAATTAGAACTTGATTCGTCCGATGAGGTCAAGGTTGGTGGGATTAGTTTGCAAATTAGTTTAGTTTAGAAAACAATTATTTAACAAAGGGAGTTTACCATGTCACTTTCCGACCCAAGAATTATTTACGGGATTCATTCAATATCGCCTTATTCGCGTACCGACGGTATGCCTTACGGGATTTTAAAAGTCATTGGAAGCGCAAATTTAGCTTTGTCTTCCGACCTTGAACAACTTTATGCAGGTTCAAATAAATACGCATGGGCGGCTGAAAATAAAACGGTTTCAACCGAACTTACCGCAAAAGTAAAAGCCTACCCAGGATTTTTATTTTCACTCTTTTTAGGTTCAACGGTGACCGACGTTGGTGTTGACGCGGCCGGCACGGTTTCAACCGCTGCGAATAAACTAGGCACTTCAATGATAGCCGCAACGGGCGTTTTAACTCCAATAGTTATACCGTCAACGGGTGCCGCAAATTTGAAGTTTGGTAAATATGTTATCAAGGCGACAAGCGCAACGGCTTTCAAAGTTTACTTGTTATCTGACATTGACATTGCTCGCGGCACCGATGCGACTTACACCGACGACACTCTTGAAGTGGCAACGGTAACCGGCGTTGCAACGGGCGCAAATAGCGACGTGGCAAGCCTTGGTTTACGCTTTACCGGCGGCGCAAGTGCAACGGCATTTGTTACCGGCGACACGGCAACGTTTGAAGTATTGCCACCAAGCACCAAATCAAGTTCAATTGTTGTGGGTAAATCAACCGACACCTTCCCGGCGTTTGGCGCATTACTACTTTCACAAAAAAGAGCAACGGGCGAAATGTTTGAAATCGACGCGCACAATTGTGTCGGCGGCGGTCTTCCGATCAATATGGAAGAGCAAGCATTTTCACAACCCGAACTTAAAATGTCTTGCTTGTATGATTCAAGTCTTGACCGGGTTTTCACTATTCGTCATATTTTGCCTTCATAGAAATTGTTTACAATTTCAAGGCGCGGGCGGCATTATTGCCGCCTTTTTTATTTTAGGGTTTCAAATTTACGGGTTTGCCATTTATAACGGCGTCGCAAGTGCCTAATATTTTGACTGACGAATTTCGTTTTTCGATTTCGGCTTGAAATTGTTTAACGCAATTCTCTAATTGCTCAAGAGTTAATTGCCCCAAAATCCAAGCGTCGAGCTTTTCGGCCATTAACTTACTCGCCGTGGCAACGGCGTTTTCTATTTGTTGGTCGGTCGGGCCGATCTTATCAACACCAAACGAAATTGGTTTTTTCATTTGCCCACCTTCACTTTTTTAATTGGTCGATAGTTCAAGCAAGCGAGGCGAACGAAATCGCTAACACTCCCCCGCGCATACAAATGACTCTTCGCAATTATTTCTTGCATTTCGGTTTGGTCGACTCGCACTTCAAGCCTATGGGTTCGCAAATATTTTTTAGGTTTCATTTACTCGCCCTCTTCGCATTTGCCACAACCGCCGCCGTTGCAGCGTGGGCACGGTTGGTTTGAATCGTCGTCGCTTAGTAAATACGCGCGGCAAAGGCGGCACTCGCCGCAATCGCACTCGCGTTCGTCTTGTTTTTGTTTATTCATATTTTCACCACTTCCTTTTCGTAGTCTTGAAATTTTAAAACGCAACCTTTTAACAAATAAATTTTGCCGTCAATGTAAATAAATATTTTGCCGCCTAAATCGGTTGTGGCTTTTGAAAAGTCACCGCCAACAAGCCAAGAGCGGCCAACCTTTTTGGCCGTTGTGCGAATCACTTGACCCGTTGGGGTTTGAACGTCGCATTGGTAAGTTCGATTTTGATTTTTCATTCGTATTGCTCCCGGTTACTCTGGCCTAACTAACTAAATAACGTACCAGTGTACCACGTTTGTCGTACAAAAGCAATAAATATTATTTACCTTGTACCAAATCGGGATTTGTGGCCTAAATCAAACATGAGCTTTATGCCCTTAAACCTACTCGATTTGGTACCAAAAGAAACGGCTTTCGAGCTTTCGACCATGCCGGGTGTAAAAATTACCTTGGGGCGGTGGTCACTGCGCGTGCGCGCGTGGGCGGTTGAAAAGTACACCGCCGGGGGTTTAGGCGAGATTTTTCAAAAACAAAAGATTTCTGAAATTGCCGAAATCGCTTTTTTTATGCTCAAAGACAAAGAACAATTTAAAACCAAAGACGAATTTCTTGACGCCATTTCATCTATGCAAGACCAATTAAATGTCATTTTAGCTTTGCTCGGTGCCGTCGGTATTGGCGAACCTGAAATGAAAAAAATCACCGACGAAATGAAAAAGCACCAAGCGCCGGCGGCCACTCCCCCCGACGCCTCAAAAAAAAAGTCGAAGAAAATTGGGGCGAAATCTTTGACTCGTTAGCGAGTCGTTACGCTTGGTGTACGCCCGAGTATTTTTTAGACATGACCATGCGCCAAGTGCGGGGCTTACTTCAAGTCATAGGTAAAGCCGACCTAGTCGATTTGTACTACGCGGTTTTGTCAAATCGACTTTATCAGGGGCAAGACCTTCCAAGCCTTGAACAATTTTTATTTATGTCGTTAAATAATGGTGAAGAGCCACAAGGTTTTGACGAAAAAACCGACAAGTTACTCGAAGAGCAAGCACTTAAAAGACTTTACGAAAGGCGCGTAAAAAATGGCTGACGATTTACTGATAAAGATAAACGCGGACGCCAAGAACGTTACGAAAGCCTTTGACGATATTCGCGACCAAACAAGTGATTTGGAAGGAAGTTTAAAAAACGTTGCGGTGGTTTCGGGTATTGCTTTTGCGGCCTTGAGTGCTGAAATATTTTTATCGGTAAAAGCATTTGAAGAGGCCGAGCGCGCTTCGGTGCAATTAAATAACGCCCTTCAAAACCAAGGCATTTACACCAAAGAACTCGAAGACCAATACAAATCTTTTGCCGATGCGGTTCAAGCAAAAACCGGGATTGATAACGACGCAATTATTCAAGCGCAAGCGGTTGCGCAAACCTTTTTAGGTCAAACAAAAATCACCGAAGACTTGACCTTTGCCATTGCCGATTTGTCGGCTTCAATGGGTGGCAACCTTGACGGCGCCGCCGAAAAGATTGCCCGCACCATAGGCACAAGCACCAATGCTTTTGCAAAGCAAGGCTTGGTAATTCGTGAGGGCGCCACCGAAGCCGAGCGCATGGCGACGGTTTTGGATTTCGTAAGGCAAAAAGCCGGCGGCCTCGCCGAAGAGTTCAATAAAGCCGACGGGTACACAAAAGCCCTTGCCACTTCATTTGGTAATTTTCAGGAAGCTATCGGGTCAAGATTTGCGCCGGCGTTTGCGGCGGCAAGACAAATTGCGATTTCTTTTTTCGACGCAATTTCACAAAGTGAAACGCTCAAACAAATTGCGGCTATTCTTTTGACCGTTGGTGTTGTTATCACCGGACTAGTGACCGGCATTACCGTTTTGGTGCCGGCGTTTCTTGCGCTAAGTGCGGCGGCCACGGCGGCCGGGCTTTCAATGAGTGCCGCTTTTTTAGGCATACCGCTTGCCATTGCGGCGGTTGTCGCAGCAATTACTTTTCTTGCTTTAAATTGGAATACCATTTGGGCGGGCATTGTCGCCACAACAAAGGGTGCAATCACTTTAATGGCCGAACTTTTTGGGGGCTTGGGCAAAGTTTTGTCGGGGGCATTTAACCTTGATTTATCAACTTTGAAAGCCGGGCTTGCTGAAATAAAAGGGTCGTTTGGTAAATCAAAAGACGCGGCCGTCACTTCCTTTCGAGAAACCACCAAAGAGCAAGAAAAAGAACTACAAACTCAAAATGCTGACAAAGAAAAAGCGGCGGCAAAAGCGGCGGCAATTGAAGCCCAACACCAAGCGAATTTGCGAAATATTAGAAAAGCCGAAATTGACCTTTTAAAACTACAAAATCAAAACGCAAGTGCTGAAACTATTGATTTAAAAACAAAAGAAATTGCAGCATTAAAAGCTCTTGACCAAGGTTTTACCGGCGACCAATTGGCCGCCCACCAAGAGCGGTACAATTTAATTAAAGAACAACAAGAAATACAAAACGCCGAAGACCTTGAACGTAAAGCGTCGTTTGCGCAAGTACAAGCCGACATTGCGGCCGAAAACGCAGCACTTGGAATCGAAAACACGGCGGTGCTTACCGAAGCTAAACTTGCCGAACTTCAAGCAAGCTCGGCCACCGAACTAAGTATTGAGCGTCAACTTCAAGAGGAAAAGCTACGTTTAAAAATTGAGGCCAACAATAAATTTCTTTTAGAGCAAAAAAAATACGGCACGACCGCCGCAACCCTTTCAAAAATTTTAGGGTCGGAAGAGGTTCAAGGGGCGAAGAGTGCGGCCGGCGAACTTGTGCAATTACAGCAATCTAAAAACTCAACTTTGAAATCAATTGGTAAGGTTGCGGCCGTTGCGCAAATCACCATTGGCACGGCTGAAAGTGCCCTAAATATTTATAAAGGCTTTTCAACAATACCGATCATCGGGCCGGCACTTGGTGTTGCGGGTGCCGCCGCCGCCGTTGCGTTTGGCGCCGAGCGAATAAGCCAAGTCACCGCCGCCGCCGACGGGGGTTTAATTACCGGCGGTATTCCGGGGCGTGATAGCGTGCCCGCTTTACTTGAACCGGGCGAGCTTGTGGTGCCTAAACGTAATTTCAATGACGTTGTGGGCGCCGTTGGTGGGGGCGGGGGAAGTGATTCCGAAATGATAGCTTTACTTCAAAGCATTGACTCGAAAGTGTCGGGTGGTACTACCACAATCATAAACGGCGACGTACAAGCCGACGACTCTTACATTGACTCTTTGGTTCGAAAAATTAGTGACGCGATTGAATTTCGAAACGCTCAAATTACAGGGGTGACAACTTAAATGGCTTTTGCAATCCCAAGAATACAATATAAAAACTTAGACACGACCGGCACAACCGCAAGCGGTAACGGCACCATTACCTCAATCGCTGACACTTCACTTATTGAAGTCGGTATGTTTGTGCGCGGCACGGGCATACCCGACGGCGCGCTTGTTGATTCGAAAACTTCGTCGACCGTGGTGCTTGCAAGTGGGGTTTTGTGTACCGCTTCGGCCACCGTCGCCATTTCGTTCGGGTATGAAATACTTTTTGACTACCCGCCAATCGAAGAGGGCGGCGAAGAGCTTGACGCGAAAAATACCACAAGTGAATCGCTTTCAGGCGTTCAACAAACGGCACTTCATTACATTGAAGGTAAAAGAAAACTAAAATTTTCATTTTTAAGCCCGGCCATTTATACACTTGTCGACACTTTTTTAAAAACGTGGGGGCTACTCGGCGAAGACTTTCGTTATTACGAAGACAAGACACTTACCCCGTACACGACATATGAACTAGACGCCCTCAAAGTAAATCCAAAAAAAATTGCACCAAGAGGGGTCGACACTTACGTTTGGGAAGTGCCGTTATCATTTAGGCGGGTAATTACTTGAGTGCTTACACGAGTGTCGTAAAAACTGACAAAAAATATATTGGCAACGTGGTTGTGCAAATTGGTGCCAATTATTTTTCAATCCGGCAACCCGATTCGGGGCTATCAATTGCAAGCCCTTACGACAAAAGTGTAATTTCTTTAAGTTTAAATCCTACTCAAATCGACATTAGAAAAGTAAACACCACAATTTCGACTTTCACTTTTAAACTACTCGACGCCGACGGCATTATTTCGGCACTGGTGCTTGGTGACGCAGCCCCCTTGATTGGGCAAGAGGTTCGAATTTTTATCGGGCGCTCAAACGTTGCAATGGCTTTTTCGGATTATTTTGAACTCCCTCGCACGTTTATAAAAAAGTGCGACCACGGCGACAATGCTTACTCTTTTTCAAGTGCGGAGCAAACCGACCGCATGACAAAACCCATTTACACCGCAAAGTCGGCCTTGGGCGCTGACATTTTAATTAGTACAACCACCATTACCGCGCGTGACGATTTGGCCGATTTTCCAACGGCGGGGGTAATGAAAATCGACGACGAATTTATAAGTTACACCGGGGTCAATCTCGGCCTCAAACAATTTACGGGTTGCGTTCGCGGCGAACTAAATTCGGTGCCGGCCGCGCACTCAATCAACACCGATATTTTTACCGTCGAAACTATTACCGACAACCCCTTAAATATTATTTTAAAACTTTTAATTTCAGGTGGGGGCGGCGGCACTTACGACACTTTGCAAAGTGGGCTTGGGATTTCAAACGCTCTTGTTGACGTTTCAGGTATTGAAGCCTTGCGCGACGAATTATTTTTAGGCGTTCAATACACTTTGACTCTTTACTCGATTGATTCGGCTTTGTCTTTAATTGAAACCGAACTTTTAATGCCCAACAATTTACGCTTTTCAAATTCGGTCACGACTTCAAAATTGACACTCGCAATTTTGGATAAAGCGCGCTATGTCGAAGACGACGAAATTATTGACGAAGACACAATCACCAAATTCCCGAAGTGGGCAATTGACGGCGCGAAAGTTACAAATAAAATTCAAATAGATTGGGACTATAAAGAGGCGACAAAGGTTTACCAAAAGCGCGACACTTACAGCGACGCCGCTTCGATTTCGGCATACGGCGAGCAATCGCCTTTGGTGCTGAAATTTAAAGGTATAAAATCAACCCTCGACGGGCAAGCTCTTGTTGACGACTTCGGCGGTAAACTACTCGCGCGCCTCGCGCTTCCGACACCCGAGGTAAGTATCAACACCCAAATCGACAAGAGCTTACAAGCTCTAGGTGACAAGGCATTTTTGGTTAGTTCTAAAATACCGGCCGCCGACGGCACTTTAAATTTTTCAAGTTTACTTGAAATCTTGTCGCGCTCGATTGACGTTACCAAAGGCGACGTTTCTTTTAAACTTGCTTTTACTTCCTTCACCAATATTCGCTCGGGCTTCATTGCCCCAAGCGACACCGTGGTGTCGGTGATTTCGCAAAAGAAAATCACGGTTGCGAGTGGTCGAGGTGCGCAGTACAAAGTCGGTTGGGTAATGAAATTGTGGAATAGTTTGTCATTAGTTTATGAATCCGACGCCGCAAACACCATTGAAAGTATTGTCGGCGACACCATAACGTTTACAAATAATTTTGCCACAACCCTTTTGACAACCCATAAAATACGGTTTGGAATATACGACGAAGTGACTGAAAGCCAAAAGCGTTTTTGTTTTTTGAGTGCGGCGGGTGCAAATTTCACCGCCGACAATAAACCCACTTACAAGGTGACATACTAATGGCATTTACAACAATTCCCTCAACCGACGTTGACGCAAAAAGCCCGGTCGATGACACACTACTGGGCTTTATAAAAGCCGACTTAGACGACCTCGATTCAAGAGTGGTGACGGCGGGTGCAAAACCGACTTTGTGGGAAGTGCAAGGCCGCCTTAAATATTTGTCAACTTGGAAGCGAAGCATTGCGGCCGGCTTTTTAAATGACGCTTCACAACCCACCCTTTGCAGGTTTATGGTGAAAAAATCGGGCATTTCGGGCACTCTTGCTTTTGATTTACGAAAACATACAAATCTTGCAATCCCAATCACCGAAGTGGCGCACCAGTACACCGCAAATAATAGTTCAATTTCAAGAAAAGGTTCGGCGCTCAACACTCAAAGCATTGCGCGGTTTACAACCCAAATCGCAACACAATCTATCACGCACGCGAAGGCCGCACAAAACGTGCAAAGTATTATTTTACTTGGCACGCAATACATTTCGGAAGTGTCGACTTTAAATTTGGTGCAATACAACCTCGACGCTGCAATAAGCGCCGACACTTTACCCGGCGACGGTATTACAATCGCCTCTTGCACAACGGGTGCGAATAACGGCAATTTTACGATTGTCGAAAAAAACCGGGGCGGCGGCAATAATGTCGTCGTGGCAAATGCTTCGGGTGTCGCCCAAACTGGTGTCGCGGGTACGGTTCAAGAAAAAATCATGTCTTACAATTATTCAAACCCACTTTCGACGACGGGATTTACAGCGGGCTATGCCCACGACTTTTTGTCGCATACCACGGGCGCAAACAATGGTGATTTTACAGTGTACGCAATCAATCAATCGGGCAACAATGCTTGGGTAAAAAATGTCAACGGGGTTTTGCAAGCCGGGGTTGCGGGCACACTTGACACTAACTTTTGGCAATTCAACCTTTCAAGTGCGGCAAGTTCAACCGACTATATTGTGGGCGAAACGGTGACGACGGCTTCCCACTCAACGGGCGGCAATAACTCGGGCACCCTTCCAATCATTGCGGTCAATTCAGGCGGCAACAATTTAATTTTATACAACACGGCCGGCGCCACTCAAGGCGGTGTCGCGGGTACTATCAACACTAATCGGTGGTCTTACAATTTACCGACCGACCCAACGTCGCAGGTAAGTGTTGGGCATACGATAAATTTGGAAGGTTGCACAAGTGGGGGCAATAACGGTTTATTTACCGTGGTTGAAACGTCCGCAAGTGCGCTAACCGTTTACAATACGGCCGGCGTCGCACAAGGCGGCGCGGGCGGCACGGTTTTTTCAACGAGAAAACTCATAAAATTTTCAAGTGACCAATCGGCAAATTTTACGACCCTTTCATTTATTGAAATGAAAGGGCTTGTTTCGTCTGTTTACAATTACGACGACGCGACTAGTAGCATTGCCCCTTATTCAGTTTTAGAAATAAATCGGGGCGGCGGCGCAAATTACAACGTGGTGATAAACGCACCAAATACGCCTTCGTCGGCGCCTTCGCAAGCAAGCCCGGCGGGTTTTGTGATTTGTGAAATGAAATCCATTTTTTCAAGCGCACCAAGTCTTGCGGCAAGTCTTACAAGTTTAGAGCCAAATTTAAACGTTGTCGGAAGTTCAACAAGTTTTGTTACCGCGACTATTCCCGCAAATACACCAATCATGCTTTACATTACTTCGGTCATGGCCGGCGAACCCGAAGACTTGACCGTTACACTTTTATAAGAGGTTTTTATGAGACTACCTACCCAAATGCGCGAAGTTCAATTTACCGCAAGTACCACCTGGACGGTGCCGAAGGGGGTCACTCGAATTGAGGGGCTTATTT